TTTTCGGTTTATGTGGTATAGGGTTATTGTGTGGCAACAATTATCGAACGCATTTTCGGAAATCGCGCACCAGAGCAGCGAACCGAAAGCATAACCATACCTGTTAGGTCAAACACTGTTGCCAGCCCAGAGGCTGCACTAACGCTCACGCCAGTGAGCAGATCCATTCAGATCATCAGCAATCCTGTGGCAAAACTTGACCTGGTTACCTATCGCTATCAAAATGGCCAGGAAACCAGGATTGAAAATTCACTGTTTGCCAACCGCCCATGCCTAACAATGACCCGCCGCGATTTCTTTATTGAAAACTGTGTGGATCTTTACCTGTATGGAAACGCCTACTGGCTAAAACAATTTGATAACCAGGGCCGCATCGTTCAGGTCATCCAGCTGCCAGCCAATTCTGTTGGTGTGCGCTTTGCTGATAACAAAATAAACAAAATTTATGACTACGCAGGCAAAACCTACAATGACGCCGAGATAGAGCACCTGCGGTTGATGCCTCGCGCTGGCGCACTAAAAGGCATGAGCATTTTGGAATTGTGCCGAGCTGACATAGTAGCTGCGCTCGATTTGCGTGACTACCAGGCCAACTGGTTCAGTGCATCAGGCGTGCCAACAGGCGTAATCACTAGCACCCGCGATCTCACCAAAGAGGATGCTGACCTAATCACCGCAAACTGGCACACAAAGCAGATGAACAGACAGGTTGCTGTCATGTCTGCTGGTTTCGGCTACCAGCACACCGCTCTAAGCCCGCGTGACGCCCTAATGACCGAGGTTGCTAGTCAAATCACCCAAAACATTGCACGCCTGTCAGGTGTGCCTGCACGCGCTTTGCTGACAGGTGTTGATGGTTCAAGCGACACTTATGCAAATTTGCAGGATGAAGATGCCATCCTCTTGCGCTACACACTTAGCATGTATTCGGACACCATTGCCAATGGCATGACCAACTGCCTACCGCGTGGCACCCGCGTGGAATTTGATTTCGGCAAACTATTCCAGGCAGACCCAAAGAGCCGATTTGAAATGTATGACATTGGGCTGGCTGGGCAACCATTCATGACAGTTGACGAGGTAAGAGCAAAGGAAAATCTAGCATGACCGAAATGATCACCCGCGCAGTAGAAATTCGCGCAACAGATGCAGCTGAAAGAACCATCACAGGCCTGGCTGTTCCTTATGGCCAGGATGCCCCAATCGGTGGCGGCCTAGTTGAAAGATTTGCACCAGGTGCCATTCAAAGCATCGAGGATGTCAAACTGTTTTGGCGTCACGATGAGATCATCGGCAAAATCATTGATGGGCGTGAAACCCCTGATGGTTTCGAGGTCACCGCACAGATTTCTGACACCAGCCTGGGCCGCGATGCCTATGCATTGGTGTCAGATGGTTCCATCAATCGTTTCAGTGTTGGATTTTATCCAATCGAACAGACCCGCGAGGACAACACAATCACTCGCACCCTGGTTGATCTCGCAGAGGTCAGCCTGGTTCCAAGACCCGCCTATTCTGGCGCGGTCATCACCCAGGTGAGAGAGGAACAGCCAGAGGCAGCAGCCGAGGATGAACCAATCGAACCAAAAACCCTTGAAAGTGAGCAAACCTTGTCAGAAAACCTCGACATTGATGTGCGCGCGCTGGCTGATGATGTCGCAGAAATGCGCCGCGAGATCCAGGCAACCGCAATCGAAACCCCAGCAGTTGCACCTGCTAAATTCCGTTCAATCGGTGAATACGCTAAGGGCCTAGCCTCTGGTGACACCGATGCCGAGCAGATGCTGCGCACCTACGCCGCCGCAACCTCGGCAGACACCTACCTCATGCCTGGCTGGGTAGGTTTCATCAACAACCTAATTGACCAGAACCGCCCATCATGGAATGTCTGGTCAAAGGCTGCACTGCCTGCCACTGGCCTCTCGGTTGACTACGCAAAGGTGACCACCAATGGTGCCACTGTTGCAAAGCAGACCACCGAAAACACCGCCATTGCGCAGGGCAACATTGTCATTGACAATGTGACCGCATCTGTTTCCACCTGGGCGGGCGGCACCGAATTGTCACGCCAGCTAGTAGAGCGCAGCAGCGTTCCATACCTAGACACCGCATTTCAGGCAATGGCTATCGCCTACGCAAACACCACCAACGCAGCTGTTATTGCAGCAATCGCGGCCCTTGACTTTACTGGCAAGGTTATGGACATGGATGCAGGCACCGCCAAGAGCGTGCTCGAAGGCATCACCGATGGCGCTAAATACATCAAGGTAAACTCTGGCCTAAACGCAGAATTCATCCTCTGCTCGGCTGATGTTTACAAGTATTTGGTTACCCTTGCTGACAGCTCGGGCCGCCCAATCGTGACTGTCAATGGCGATGGATCAAACACCATCGGCAACTCGCCAGCACCTCTAACCGCATCAATCTGGGGCCTACCAGTCATTGTTGACCCAACTCTGGGCACTGGTCTTGGTTACCTGGCTAACTCGAACGCTCTACGCGTTTACGAGAACGCCAGCCCAACTCAAATTGTTGATGAGGTAAGCGGCTCGCAGACCCTAACCAACAAATATGCGGTTTATGGCTATGGCGCAATCACTGTGCCATTTGAAGCTGCAATCGTCAAGTTGGATGTGACCGCCTAGCATGTCTGTCACTGTGGAACAATTCCAGCAGTATGTGGGCACCAGTGAGGATAGCGATTTCGTTACTGGTTGCCTAACATCTGGCGCGAGCTTGGTCTCAAACTTTATCGGTGAGGCCACAGTGCCAACCGCTATTGTTGACCAGGCTGTGTTGCTCGCTGCCTCGGAATTGTTCCACAGGCGCAGCGCGCCAAATGGCGTGGCCCAGTTTGCAACTATGGATGGCGCAAGCCCAATTCGCGTTGCACGCGATCCGATGGTGGCAGTTTATCCATTGCTGCAACCATTCCAGGCGGGCGGCGGGTTTGCTGTATGACCACCAACGACATAACACAGGCAAAGCAGGAATTTGCTGCGGTGCTAGTGGCGGCAGGCATCAAAGTGATGGACACAGTGCCAGAGCGTATTGTGCCACCTGTCGCTGTCATCAACTTTGGAAGCCCATACCTGCAAGCAGCCAGCATTGGCAGCGAATACCTGTTAGCCATTGAATTGGTGCTAGTAGCCCAAACAGCAACTAACAAACAAGCAACAGAGCAGCTCGATGACCTTATCCAAAGGGCCATCAATGCTTTGCCGCACTACGCTCGCATGACCAATGTGGGCCAACCTTACAACCTACAAACCAACAATGCAGAATACCTGGCAGCAAACATGTTGCTAAATCTGCGCATAACGATCTAAGAAAGGATCACCCAAGATGGCAGCATCAACTCGCATCATTGGCCAAAACATCACTTTCACTCTCGATGGTGACACCTTTGCGCCTGACATCAACCAATTTGAATTGACCCTGGGCGATGCCCCAGGTGGTGTTCGCACATTCAGCGAGGTTCGCCCAAACGCAGAATGGACCATGAAGCTTTCAGGCATCATGTCAAGCGAAAGCACCAGCCTCTACCGCTTTCTGTGGGTAAACTTTGGCACCGAGGTTCCATTCACCTGCTCACCAACTGGCTCTGCCGCTGGCGCAGAGGCACCTCTATACACTGGCACCCTAGTGCTGAATGAATTGCCGCCACTATCGCTAACCAGCGGTGAGGATGCAGCATTCGAGGTCAGCCTACGCGTCAAGAACACTGGCCTGGATGTAGCTGCCAAGCTGTTCTATGGCGTCACCATTGACCTAACCGCATAGGTTACGAACATGGCTGCCAGTGGTGTCATCAAATCTAATCAAGATACGATCAGAATTGATGGCACCGCTGGCGCAATCAAAGCAATGCAAGAGATTGGCGTGCCCACAGAGGCCATCAAAGCAGCCAACCGCAAAACAGGTGACATAGTTGCCAAGCGTGGCCGCATAGAGGTTCCAGTGCGATCTGGTGCCCTACGCGACAGCATTAGATCAACTAGCTTGCTCAATCGCGTAGTGGTTCGAGCAGGCCTGAACCGCGTGCCATACGCAAACCCTATTCACTGGGGCTGGTTTCGTGACACCAAAAGCGCCAGGGCAATGCGCACTACCCGCAAATTCATTCAATTAGACATCAAACCTAATCCGTTCCTATCGCGTGCTCTCGGGTATACTCGGGATGAGATCCTAGAAAACTACAAAAGAAACATGGATTTAGCCATCAAAGGCGCAACTAACAGACAATCAGGAAAGAGCCAAGTCAAATGAGCGAGAACCTAGCAATGGATTTCAACAGCCTAACCCTAGACGAAGTTGAAACAATCGAGAACCTCACAGGCGTTTCAATCGAGAAACTAGCCGATGACAAAGCCCCAAAGGGCAAAAACTTGAAAGCGTTGATTTTTGTGATGAAACGCCGCCAGGACCCACAATTCACAATGGAACAGGCAGGGCAGCTGACCCTGGTTGACGCCATGAGCCTATTTGGTGCAGACCCAAAAGGCTAGACCAAAAAAGAGAGCAGGTGCGCCGCATGGCTGAATTTTGTGTAGCTTTGCGCATGTCACCTGCCGAATTCAAGCAACTCACCTTGCTGGAATACGCCGAATTAGCGCGCGCTTATTCCAGGAACCAGGGATCTAACGAAAGTCTATTCTGATGGCCAAAGCATCTAGCATCCTTTCAATCACAGTATTGGCCGATGTTGCCAAACTGAAAAAGGGAATGGGCGAGGCATCCAAATCCCTCAAAGGTTTGGAAACAAATGTCAAGGCCACCGCTGGGCGCATAAATGGCGCACTAGGCGCCATCGGCGTAGGGTTTAGCATTGCTGCACTGGTTGGCATGTCAAAAGCCGCTGGTGAGGATGCTAGGGCTTTCGGTGTGATGGCCAATGCAATCAAGAACGCAACCAGCGCAACTGACGAGCAGATCAAAGCTGCCGATGACTACATCCAACGCCTGTCAATGCAAACAGGCATCACAGATGACGAATTGCGCCCAGCAATGCAGATTTTGGCCAGCACCTATGGTGATGTAACCCAGGCACAGAATGCGCTAGGTGTAGCCGCTGACCTGGCTGCATACAAAGGGATAAGCGCAGAGGCAGCAGCCCAGGCTCTTGCCAAAGCTCATAAAGGAAATTTCACCGCGTTAGAGAAACTGGTGCCCGCCATAAAAGGCGCAGCAGACCCGCTGGGCGAATTGCAGAGGCTCACCGAGGGATCGGCAGAAGCAGCTGCTAATAGTGACCCCTGGGCCCGCCTAAACATTATTTTTGAGAACCTGCAAGAAACCATTGGAACCTACCTGCTGCCATACCTATCAGCATTTGGTGAATGGCTTTCGTCACCTGTCGGCCAGGAAAAAATGCAGATGCTTTCAGATGCCTTTGGGCGCGTGCTCGAATTTGTCATGAACATTGTGACCTGGCTATCAGATAACATGTGGCTGGTGGTCCTCATCGGTTCAATGGTGGTGCTAGTCAAAACATTCATAACTGTTTACACAATCACCAAAAAAATCATTGCCGCATTCAAAGCAATGACAGTGTTGCAAGTAGTTGCTAATGCTGTGAAAGGCATGGTTGGACCTGCCGCCATCGCAGGCGCTATCGCCGCCGCAGCAATCGGCACAGGTATTGTGCTCGGAATTGGGGCAATGTTCCCAGATGATGAAACACCAGTCAATGTTCCAGAGGCGCCAACTCGACAGGTAATCACTCTACCTAAACCAGTCAAACCGCCAGTGCCAAAAGGTGGCAAACTGCCATCAGTCAAAGATCGAGCTGCCGCCGCTAAACAGGCCAAAGATGACATTGAAAAAGCAATCAAGACTTTGCAAGACCAGTTGGCGAAAGTGCAAAAACTTATTGCAGAAACCGCAGCAAAGTTTCGCGAAAGCGTTGACATGTCTGTGGGTCTGGTCACTCGCGGCCTGGGCCAAATGTTTAGGGCAGACCGCTATGTGCGCGAATTGAAACGAATGCAAAAAGCCACCGCAGATTTCTCAACTAATCTGAAACTATTGCGCTCAATGGGCGGGCAAGCAGCAAACCCCTTGCTGGAACAAATCCTAAGCAAATCCCCAGAGGAAGCTGCTGCGATCATGAGGTCATTTGTGGCTAGCCCCACACTTTTTGCTGATGCAATCAAAACCAGCGCGGCCCTAGCACAAACAGGTGCAGGTGTTGGCGCAACAATCAATCAAATGCAAGGTGGGCAGAGCCAGGCTGCGCTGGTCAACGAAATCAAGTTATTGCGCGAGGATCTAGCAGGCGGCAAAAACACCTATAACATCAAATCAACCATGACAGCCACAGAGATTTTGAATGCCATTCGGCGATGGGAAAAGAGCGCAGGCCGAAAGGTGCTAGTGACCTAATGACCATTTTTGAAAACCACCACCTGGGTGTGTTCATGGAAACCGCTGTCAGCACTGCATTTCGATTGGGCACTAGCCTGCTAGGTGGCACCAACCTGCTAGGCAACAATGCTGAAAGCTATGAATTTGTAAACTATCAAGAATTCATCAGCGAAATAAACATTGATAATGGCGTGAATGTCACAGGGCCACTAGCCCAGCCCGCAGGCAATCTCTGTGTGGTCACATTACAGTCAACATCAGACCCGCTAGACCAGGGCTTCATTCGTATTGGTAACAGACTAAAACTTACTCTTGAAAACTATGTGCCAAGCGTTGCCAGCAAGACATTCTGGCAGGGCCGCATTCGCAGCATCACTCGCGACATTGACGAAAATCAAAACTACCGCGTTACCATTGAGGCCAGCGATTACCTTAGCGAGATCACTAGCACAAATGTGGAACATTTCACAGCATTGACAGGCACAGACCCAGCGGGCACATATGTCAACAGCGATACTGTTTGGACTTACATAAATTTGGCTGTGCCATCAGAATTTCAAATGAACCTCACCAGGGCAAATCTATTCGATGTTGACCCAACCACGCAACCAACATGGCCCCGCATCGCCAAAATGCCAGACTTTGATGAATACGATGTCACCCTGGATGCAATCATCGAGCAGGTCACCGATGTCAACCAGTATTGGTTAGCTAGCAATCTCGATGGCGAATTGATGCCCATCAGCAACTATTACCTATTTAGAAAACAAATTACTGGCATACCAGTTGGCACATTTACACCAATCTGCACATTCAGCGACAGTTGGACTGGTGACCACATAGGCGTCACATACATCAACCGCAATAACAACACAGATGGAATGTTCAACACTTACAAACTAGCCCTTTCATGGGATACGCTCACCACGCTCTCAATGACAGACCAAGACAGCGTTGACCTGTATGGTGCACAGGTTATTGAAAAGGAATTGAATGTCTTATCCGAGGAATATCTGACAGAATTTAGCGAATGGCTAGCACGATTTAGGACAGCCTCGCAGGTAAAATCGTTAGCAGTAGATGCCTATGATCACAGAAATCACAAATTGACGGATGTGTGGAAACTTTACCCATCCGAATTGGTGGCGCTAGACATCACAGCTGCTGGTGAAACCATTGCCTACAATGCTTTGGTTAGCCGCATTAGGCACACAATAACGCCAGACACCTGGCAATCAGAAATCGAATTGTTTAGGATGGATTACTAAAAATGGCTTACAAATCTTTCGTGCAGGGCACAGTGCTTAATGCCTCGGATGTAAACACTTTTTTGATGAAACAGGCAGTGATAACTTTTGCCAGCGAGAGTGCAAGAACATCTGGCCTGGGCACACCAACCTATGGCATGGTCACATTTCTCGAAAACATTGGCCAGCTAGACATTTACGATGGCACAGCCTGGCAACCAATTATGAAAGTTGGCGCCTGGACTACCTGGCTAGCTGCATTCACCAACCTATCTTTGGGCAATGGCACCCAGGCAATCACTTACAGCCGCACAGGAAAAACTGTGAACATTCGCGGGCGCATTACATTTGGTTCAACCACCACAGTTTCAGGGGCAATCTCGGTCAGCCTGCCAGTCACAGCAACAGGGTCATTTACTGGGTCAGTAACCATGCGCGCAGGTGGCACCGATTACATTGGCTACATTGCCAACACATCAACCACCATCGCCATTAGCGCGGTCAACAGCGCGGGCACATACGCAAGCCGCGCAACTACATCCTCGACAGTGCCTGGCACCTGGGCATCTGGCGATAACATTACCTTTTCAGTAACCTATGAGGCGGCGTAATATGTCAATTTTTATTTGCAAAACCAAAGATTGCCCACACAAAGATGTCACCATTGACACAGGTGAGCACCAGGCAGACACCGCGCTATGTGGTGGATGCATGAAAGCAGTAGAGGCAGAAAAGAATGCCTGACCTACCTAAAACCCAGTCAGCCATGTTGGTGCAAATCCTGCAAGATGTGGCTGAAATCAAAAACGAAACTAAGCGCATCGCAGACCATGAAACCCGCTTGCGCTTTGTCGAAAGAATGCTATGGCTGGCAATGCCTGTCTATGCCATCGCATGTTCAGTGATCACCGCAATGGTGACTAGTCAGATTGGAAAATAAAACATGGGCAAAGTATTTGGGGCACCATTCCCATCAATCAAACCAACGCCAACACCAAAAGCACCAAAAGCGCCAAAAGTTGAAACGCAGCCAGAGGTAGAAACCGAGGCCGCAGAATGATTTCGGCAGAATACATCGAGCCATTTGACAAAAAACTGCGCGGCTCACAGTTTGGTGCAATGGAAAGTTTCAGAAAGCACCCACACAGAGGCACAGACTGGTCAGCTGCTGAATTAGCACCAATCAAGTGCATCACCACTGGCACAGTCACACAGAATGCCTGGTCAGATGTGCTCGGCTGGTTCCTAGTGCACCGCACCAAAGATGGGCTATTCGTTTTGTATGCACACTTAGCCGAGCAATCACCAAAAGCTGTTGGCGATGTGGTGCGCATGGGCGATGTTATTGGGCGCGTAGGCGGCGGCGGCAAACACAAAAGCGGCAGCGCCAGCACAGGCTGCCACCTACACCTAGCCATTGCCAAAAGCAAAAACCCGCACCTATGTGTCTATGAACAGCTGCTCGATCCAATCAAGCACATTGAGGCCAACAAAGCTAAACCAAAAGCAGCACCAGCAAAACCAGCAGCAAAGGCGGCCAGCAAGTGAGAGCCAAATGGATAAAGCGCGGGTTACGCATTGCCGCATTTATGGCCGCAGCGGGCATCCTAGCGCCAGGCGCGGGCAACTGGTTTGGTGTTGACGCAATGGCATCAGCAGCATTTGGTGCGGTGCTAGTTGGCACAGGCCTAGTTGCGTCACTGCTGCTAATCTTTGCAGCTCGCGGTGAGATCAGTGATGACGCATTCAACAAAACTATTGCCGAGCAAATCGAGCAATTAGAAAACAAAGACCGCAAAAAGTAGAAAACACTAATGCCCCAGAGCACTTGGATTGCCTGGGGCATTAGCGGAACGCGGGAACGAGAGAACGCGCTCTAACCAAATGCTAACACAATGTCTGTGGCATGGTGTATTGTTTTGCTCATGAACGAGATAGAACAGGCAATCGCCAACAAAGGCACAGGCATACTCATTGGCCATTTCGCCAACCAATCACCAGAATGGCACGAAGCCAGGGCAGGCATTGGCGGCAGCGACATTGGCACAATCATGGGTGTCAACCGCTACAAAACCCGCCAACAGCTACTAGATGAGCGCATCAATGGCACAGAGCCATTCAAAGCAAACCTGGCCATGCGCATGGGCACCCACTTTGAGGCAGGGATCAAAACCATTTGGGCCGAGGACAACGCCACCTGGCTCTCGGTGCACGAAACAGGCACATGGCAGTCAGCCCAAAACCCTTTTTGGAAAGCAAACCCCGATGGCATCATTCAATGGGCCACAGGTGAAATGGGTATTTTAGAGATCAAGTATTCGATGACCGCCACCATGCCACCAACCTGGGCATACCAGGTTCAGTGGTATCTGATGATTTTGGGCCTGCAACGCGGCATTATAGTGCAATGCCAGGCGCAAAAGCTCATTGAGCATGTAATAGATGCCGATGAAAAACTGCAAGCGCAAATGCGTGAAGCAGCCGAAACATTTGAAATAGAAACGAGGTTCAGGAATGGCGAATAACTTTGCCAAAGATTATGTTGATGTGGCTACCCGCCTACGCGACATGAGAGAAATCTACCCAATGCTGACAATGCAGCAGATGGATCTAAAATTCATCACATTTGGTGGCCAAGATTGGGTAGTGTATACCGCCGCAGCCTACCGCACACCAGATGATCCACGCCCAGGCATTGGCAGCGCATGGGAACCAATCCCAGGCAAAACCCCATACACCCGCGACAGCGAGCTGATGGTGGCTGAAACGAGCGCATGGGGCCGCGCACTGGTTGCAATCGGTGCTGAAACCAAAAATGGGATTGCCTCGGCTAATGAGGTGCAAGCTCGGCAGGTAGTCAACCGCACTATTGCTGAGGTTATGGCTGATGCTGTATTGGCGTTTGATGCAAAAGACATTGAAAAGCTGCGCCTGCTCTACATCGAGGCCCAGAAAGTAAAGGGCACCGATGAGAACCTGGCAGAATTGCGCCAAATGGCTGCTGATCTCACGCCAAAGGCAGACTAATGGGATACAAAGCAATGGGCGCAGTGTTGAACCATAGCCAGGCAACAGGCACAGACAAATTGGTGCTAATGGCCATCGCGTATTTCTATGATGACTTGGGCGAAAATGGCGCATACCCTAGCCAAGAAACTTTGGCCCAGATGTCGAATTGCACAGTGAGGACAGTGCAACGCAGCCTGGCCAGATTGGTTGAAATGGGCGAGCTAGACACCTGGGTGCATGGTGGGCGAGGCAAAAGCATTGATCGCAAAACCAACCGCTATTGGGTCACGATTGACTGCCCTGAAACCTGTGACAGCAGTTTCAATCATCGAAACATACCTGACGCCAGTGACCAACTCACCCGACATGTAAGACCAACCGACATGACGCCAGTGACCAACACACCTGACGCAGATGTCATGTTAACAATCAAGAACAATTATGAACAATCAAAAACGCTTATGAGAGAGCCACGCATGCTGGCTGCTGTCTAAGAACAAGAGAAAGAGAAAAACAAAAATGGCAATTATTCAAATTTGCGGTGATGTAAAAGTCAGCACCAATCCTCGCAAAATCACCATATGGGAAACAAACACCAGCAACACTGGCAAAGAATTCAAGAGGCCCTGGGCTGTTTGGTTTGATGCTGGCCACAATCTCGCTGATGGTGACTGGATTGAGCTGCGAGGCGAATACAGCGACAAAATCCAAGAAAATAAGGGCCCAGATGGTGTGCTCACCATTTCAACCTGGACTAGATCAGATGGTGCTGTCATGCAAAACATTGACCGCATTGTGAACAGCCCCGAAATCATCAAGCACAATCCAAAAGAGCAGCCAGCTGCAAAGATCATTGATGAGGATGATCTGCGCAAGTATGGTGCACCTTTCTAATGCTGCACTTTCTTATTCAAGGTGAACCAGTGCCACAGGGGTCAAAATCGGCCTCTGTGCGCGCTGGGCGCGCTGTAATGTATGAGGCCAACAAAGGGCACAAAGCGTGGCGCAAAACTGTCACACAGGCTGTCATGGCCGAAATGCGCAAAAAAAGCTGGGAACCATTCGACAAACAAACCCCAGTGGTCTGCACAATCAGTTTCTACTTTGCCAGGCCAAAGACAGTAACCAGGGAACACCACACAGTAAAACCAGACACAGACAAACTATGCCGCTCGATCCTGGACAGCCTCACAGACAGTGGGCTGCTAGCTGGTGGCGATCAGCAGGTGGTCAGATTGCACGCATCAAAGGAATACGCAGACCGCTCGCATGTTTTCATAGTCATTTGGGAATTGTCACAATTTGATAACGACACACCGAATGTTGCAAAAGTGACCTAAACCATGCAATACTAGATGCAAGCCAGGAAAGAGAGAACCTGGAATAACGAGAGGCAACAAAAAAATGATTTCGATCAATAACAAACCAGCTACCTACACCATCAAGCGCACCTTTGGTGCATGGCGCATCACTTTCTACAATGTCAATGGCCGAGCAACAGACGCCATCGAAACGCCAGGCACCTTTGCAGCTGCAACCGAAAAAGCATTGGCCATCATCGAGATGAACAAATGACCCGCGCAATCATCGCACTGCTGGTCATCATCCTGGCAACAGGCCTAATCGAGAACCTGCCAAACGAGGTGGCAGGTTTCCTCGGCCTCACACTAATGCTGTCAATCATCGGCGGCCTCATCTGGCTCATGTTCACACTGGCATTCAAAAATGACTGAACCAATAGGAATTGAGAGCCGCGTGGCGCTCGCCATACGATCAGCCATGATGAACAAACCAGGCATGCTGCTAAGTCTGCGCGAGGAATTACTAGCAGAGGGCTGGAACCAATTTGCAATCAACCAACTAATTCAACAGGTTGGCATCCATGTATTCAACGAAACACCAATCGAGAGGAAAAACGAGCAATGAGCCAGGACACACTATTTGACATGACCACCGACAAAGTAATGCGTGACTTTCTCGAATTCCACGCCAAGCACCCAAATGTCTATCGTGAGCTACTACGCCTCACATGGGAATGGAAACGAGCCACAAACCGCAAACTGGGCATTAGCATGCTTTATGAGCAGCTGCGCTGGCAATGGCACACAAACCCAGAAATGCGTGACAAATACGATTACAAACTAAATAACAATTACAAAGCACTATACGCTCGCGAAATCATGACCAATCACCCAGAATTAGAGGGCATTTTTGAAATACGCGAGAGAAAGACCCAGGTGATCTAATGTCAATCCCAAACACAGTTGACCTGGACATGATGCGGGTGCTACTAGAAACCCGCAAAATCACAATGGAACGAGCCACCGAACGCTACCAAGAAACCCTGGCAGCCTACACAGAATTGAAAGAAAGAGAGGCCCAGGATGCCTAAAAAGAAACCCGCAACCATCCATGAGAGCCTCACAGACTTTGCAGCCACAATCGAAAAGAACGCATACAGGCGCGGGCAACTATCCGAGCAGCTGCGAATAGGTAAATGGATTGCATCACGCCTCGATGGGCGATGCACCGCAGCCGAACGCAACGCGCTCACCATCCTGGCTGCACACATCTTGGATGAAACCAAATGACCACCAAACATGTAATTATGTTCAGTGGCGGCATTGGATCATGGGCAACAGCCATGCGCGTGAAAGCAAAGTATGGTGCAGAAAACATGATCCTGCTATTCAGCGATGTTCGAGGCGAAACACAAAACCCAAACATTGGTGAGGACCCAGACACATACCGATTTATAGACGAAGCAGCCAAACACCTGGGCGCAGAATTAGTCACAGTAGTTGATGGCCGCGACATCTGGCAAGTATTCAAAGACCAAAGGTTCCTGGGCAACAGCCGCATTGCACCATGCAGCCATGAGCTGAAACAGAAACCAGCCAAAAAATGGATACATGAAAACACCACACCAGGCGATGCAATTATTTATGTTGGCATTGACTGGTCAGAGGCCCACAGAATGGCAGCAGTCACCAAAGGTTACAAACCCTGGCTAGTAGATGCCCCACTGCTCGATGAACCACACCTAAGCAAAGCAGACATGATCGAATGGGCCAGAGCCGAGGGCCTCACACCACCACGCCTTTATGAGCTAGGGTTCAAGCACAATAACTGTGGCGGCGGCTGTGTCAGAGCAGGCCAAGCGCAATTCAAACACCTACTCGACACCATGCCAGACCGCTATGCCGAATGGGAAAAGCAAGAACAGAAGATGCAAGACTATCTAGGCGTGCCTGTAACCATCCTTAGAGATCAACGAGGCGGCACAGTCAAACCACTATCACTAACAGAATTACGCCAACGCAATGAGCAACAGCCCGCACTGATTGACCTAACAGACACAGGTGTGTCATGCAACTGCACCAGTAGCTGGTTCGCATGAGGCCATCAATCACCGAGCGCCTACTGCTCGCACTAATCATCATCCAAACACTTATGCTCATAGGAATAGCAACAGCAAGCGCCATCATGTGCTCAGGCTACGAATGCAGAGGCTAACCAATGGCATCATGGCACAGCACAAAAGAATGGGCAGCAGCAAGAGCCCAAGCTAAACGCATACTAGACCCTGTGT